ATGACGAAATGCCGTGGTGCGGCACATTCGTTGCCCATTGCGCACGCGAAGCGAAACGCGCTTTGCCGCAGCATTGGTATCGCGCCAAAGACTGGCTGAACACAGGCACGCGCTTGGATAAACCTGCCTATGGCTGCGTAGTCGTTTTTGACCGCGCGGGCGGCGGGCATGTGGGCTTTGTGGTGGGCAAGGACAAGCAGGGCAATTTGATGGTGCTGGGCGGCAATCAGGGCAATGCGGTGAACATTAAGCCATTTGCGATGAGCCGCGTGGCGGGCTATGTGTGGCTGGATTGGGCAGATGGACGCAAATCTGCGCCCAAGCCTGAACGCTTTGAGTTGCCGTTGTTGGACAGCAATGGGCAAGTTTCGCGCAACGAACGCTAGGAGGCAGCCTGAAAATGAAACGGCACTCTGTTGTATTGGGTGCGCTGGTGGCATTAAGCCTAACCAGTCTTGCGCCGCCATCGCCTGAACTGATTTTAAAAGAACCCAGCCGACCGCGCCCGCAGCCGCACCCATTGGGCGGTGTTGCGCTGCGTAAACATCGCCACAGCGGCGTAGCAGCGGCGCGGCGGGCTAAACGCAAAGGGAAACGATAATGAAGCTGCTCAAATGGCTATCGGGCTTAATCGCCAACCCCGCTACGGGACAAATCAGCCACACTAAACTCTGGGCAAACATTACCGCTGCCTGCATGACCTACAAATTTATCCAAACACCTGATGCGCCCGAGTGGCTGTGGTGGGCATACGGCGGCATGGTGGGCGGCTATGCGCTGATTAAGCGCGGCATTGCCACCGTGCCACAGGTGGCAGAAATCAAAAAAGGACAAAGCGATGCTGCGGATGCTTTGGAGTAAATACCGTTTGCAGGCTGCCTGCGTGGGTTTTGTGCTGGCGTGCGCCGCATCCGCATGGGCAGGCTGGGCAATCGCGCAAACATCATGCCGCGCGGCAACGCTGGTTTTGAAAAACCAATACGCCGCCGAGCAGCTCAAAGCCCAGCAGGCGCATTCTGCCGCGCTGGCGGATGCGCTGGCAAAACAGCAAGCGGCGGTGCAATGGGCGCAGCAGCAAGGCGAACAGCTTGCCGCCACCCGAGCCCAGCTAGATAAACGGCAACATGAATTGAACAAGGACATCCCCCATGCCACGCATCAAGATAATCAAGGCACTACTGTTTACAACGGCATTGGCAACCACAGCCTGCACCTCTACAACCGCGCCTTTGGTTACCCCGCCGATTAGGCAGCCTGAAATCCCACCCGTTTCCACTGAGCTGCTGGTAAAGCATGAACGCCCCGAGCGTCCCGCCAGCGGCTCGCCGCAACATTTGCTGGAACATGCGGTGCGCTATGGTGGCTACTGCCAAAAGCTGGAAGCGCAGGTGGCAGGCTGGCAAGCGTGGTATCGGCAGCAGCAAGGCAGCCTGAAATGAACACGCAGAATTTTTTAACCATGGAATGGGCGTTTGGCATTTTGACCAGCTTTTTGATTGCGCTGCTGTGGCATTTTATCCGCGTGTTGGATGAGAAATTTGAGGCGATTGAAGCCAAGCATGAGCGCGTGCAGGGCGAATTGAACAAGGTGAAGCTGGATTACGCCACCAAGGCGGAAGCCACGGCAAGCAGCGGCAGCGTGATGAAATCGTTGGAGCGCTTGGAAGCCAAACTAGACAAATTGAACGACAAATTAGACCAAAAGGCAGACAAAGCATGACGCTGGAAAAAGACCCGATTTTAGCCGCGCTGGCGCGGATTGAAGCCAAGCAAGATTTGGCATTGGAACAGCAAAACCGCATGGAGCGCGAGATGGACGAGATTAGGCAAGACACGCGGCGCGTGGCGGCGATTACAGGCGGGGCGGCGGGCGGCTTGGTGTCCACGGGCATTTTGTTGATTAAAGCGAAGTTCGGGCTGTGATATGGCGCATCCGCAAGAAAAACGCGACGAGGTGCGCCGCCGCTATGTGTTTGAAAACTGCCCGCTGGAAATGGCGGCGGCTTTTGCCCAAGTGCCGGTTGCCACGGCGCGTAGCTGGAAATATGCCGCCAAGGAAACGGGCGACGATTGGGACAAGGTGCGCGCCGCGCATTTTATCGCCGGCGGCGGCTTGGAAGATGTGAACCGCCTGATTATGGCAGGTTTTTTGGTGCAATACCAAGCGACGTTTGAGCAGCTCAACGGCGGCGCGGAGATTGACCCGATTGCCCGCGTGCAAGCCTTGGGCAGCTTGGCGGATGCGTATAACAAAATGGTGGCAGCGAATAAAAAAATCCTGCCCGAAACCAGCGAGCTGGCCACGGCGATGCGCGTGCTCAACCTGTTGGCGGAATTTACCGCGCAAAAATACCCCAAACACCTTGCCGCCATCGGCGAATTGTTAGAGCCTTTTGGCGCGTATATGCAGGATAAATTGGCATGAAGTTGAAAGAATTTACCCAGTCGCTCAAACAGCTGGCGGCGCAGTTGCAGCGCACGATTGAAGCCGAAGTGATGGGCTTTGCCAACGACCCTGCGGCGATTGCCGAGCGGCGGGCGCGTGTGTTTGACCCTGTGGGCGGTTTTGAATTTTTTGTGCAGACGTATTTTCCGCACTATGTGCGCAGCCCGCACAAATCACAGCTGCATGAATATTTGTTTTTCATACTGCCGCAAATGCTGGCATCGGAAAAAAGCGAGCAAGAAGCAATTGCCGCGCCGCGTGGCGAAGCCAAATCCACGCTGGTTACGCAGTTGTTTACTCTGTGGTGCATCGTAACGCATCGCAAGCATTACATCGTGATGGTGATGGACAGCATAGACCAAGCCTATCCGATGCTGGAAGCGGTAAAAGCGGAGTTGGAATTTAACCCGCGTTTAACGATGGATTTTGCTGATGCGTGCGGGCAAGGGCGCGTGTGGCAGGCGGGAACGGTGGTTACGGCTAATGATATTAAAGTGCAGGTGGCGGGCAGCGGCAAGAAACTGCGCGGCTTGCGCCACGGCGCATTTCGCCCCGATTTGGTGGTGCTGGATGATATTGAAAACGATGAGCAAGTGCGCAACCCTGCCCAGCGCGATAAATTGGAAACATGGCTGAAATCAGCGGTGCTGCATTTGGGCGGCGTGGGGCAAAAGTTTGATGTGGTGTATATCGGCACGATTTTGCACTACGACAGCGTGCTCAATCGCACGTTGAACAACCCAATGTGGCACAGCATAAAGTTTAAGGCGATGCTGCGCTGGCCTGAGCGCATGGATTTGTGGGACGAATGGGAAGCGATTTTGCGCAACAACGGCGCGGCGGGCGCGGGCATGGCGCAGGCGTTTTATGAAGCCAACAAGGCAGAAATGGAGCGCGGGGCGCAAACAAGCTGGGCGGCGCGGGGCGTGTTGGATTTGATGAAAATCCGCGTGCGCGATGGGCATGAAGCATTTGATAGCGAGCTGCAAAACGACCCTGTGTCTAGCGAAAACGCACCTTTTGCCAACGCGATGCGCTTTTGGACGGAGCTGCCGCCTGATTTGGTTTACTTTGGCGCACTGGACCCGAGCTTGGGCAAAGCAGGCGCAAGCCGCGACCCGAGCGCGATTTTGGTGGGCGGCTATCAGCGCAGCACGGGCAAGCTGTTTGTGGTGGCGGCGCAGATTAAAAAACGGCTGCCCGATTTGATTATTGAAGATGTGATACGGCTGCATCAGCAATACCGCTGCGCGTTGTGGTTTGTGGAGACGGTGCAGTTTCAAGAGTTTTTAAAAGACGAGCTGGTGAAACGCAGCGCAGCGCGGGGCTGCCCTGTGCCTGCGCGGGCGGTGAAACCGATTGCGGATAAGCTGCTGCGGATTGAAACCTTGCAGCCGCACATGGCAAACGGCTTGATTTGGCTGCACGACACGCAGGCGACGCTGATTGAGCAGCTGCGCCATTTTCCCAAAGCCGCGCATGATGATGGACCGGATGCGCTGCAAATGCTTTGGGCGGGCGCAACCAGCAACGCTGCGCCGATTGAATGGCACAGCACGGCAGATGATGATTTTGACGACAGGGAAATCAAAAGCAAATGGGCGCGATAAGGCAGCCTGAAACCATTTTATCCCTTTGCGTTTAACCCCCTTTTAAACACGGCATAAAACATGGCAAAAAAAGCGAAATTTAACCCCAAAACCCCCGCGCAACAGCCCACCCCAGAAGCGCAGCGGCAAACGCAAGAAGCGCGGATTACCGCCAATGGGCGCGTGATTAGCGAGCACCCCGCCACCTTTATCACGCCTGCCAAGCTGCGTGCGCTGTTTGAGGATGCCGAGGGCAACGATATTCAAGCGCAGCATGAATTGTTTGCCGATATGGAGGAGCGCGACAGCGCGATTGCTGCCGCGCTGGCGACACGCAAGCTGGCGGTGCTGGGGCTGGATTGGCGGGTT